CATGGGCAAGGTTTTCAAGGCAGAATGGCTCCAATACTTCGATGACATGCCAGGAGACTTCGAAAGGATCATACAGGGATGGGACTTGGCGATCTCGAAATCCACGCATGCGGACTACACCGCTGGCGTGACAGTCGGCGTGAAGAAGCCTCATTGGTACATACTGGACATATACCGGGCAAGATTGGATTTCCCGACGGCGCTTAAAATGATAATATCAAAGGCCGAGGAATGGAAGCCCGAAAGTATCGCGATCGAAAGCAATGCATATCAGATCGCAGCCGTTCAACAGTTGCTCAGGGAGACGGCGTTGCCCGTGATCTCACAAAGGGCGACGGGGGACAAGGTGACGCGGCTCATGGGGCTTGGTGCCGACTTTGAGAACGGACGATTTCTCTTGAGGCATGGGCTCAACGATTTCGTAGATGAATTCCTTAGCTTCCCCGATGGTACGCATGATGACATGCTTGACGCGCTATGGCATGCGAGGGAGCGATTGCGCTGGTCGTATCATAAAGGGCTGAACATAAGTTTGGATGACATCGGAGGGATCTGATGGACTCGAAAGAACTGGAAAAAAAGCAGATCGAACTTGGAGAGAAGCTTGCCAAGATTGAGAGAGATATTGAGATAATGAAAAATGCGATTAAGAAACATGAGCATAACAGCAGAAATATCTGGATGCCTATGGACGTGCTCTAATTGCCTCGATCGATGAAGAGATACTGCGTGCTCGACCTCGACGAGCGGTCGATGAAGATCATCGAGGAGATCATCAAGCCAAGGGTAATCAGTACTTGGGAAGTGAAAGAAAACAAGCTGCCCCCGAACTCCGTTATCATGAGGCGTACGATCATTTTAGTCGAGGAGCTGTTGCAAGAGAATATGCGCATTCTCGAGGAGAAACAAAGCCGAAAATTATCATATAGCCCATTGTAGCGCGCGATACAGTTTATAATCCGATTTGTAATCAGTCTTAAATATTCAATCGAGACAATATTCCCCACACATATTTGTTAGGGGATACTCTTGGGCATTCTAACTAAAGTCCGAGATACATTTTTCACAGACAAATCAGAGTCAATCTTCAATGGCGCAAAGAGAAACTGGATCGATATCAATACGTTCGAAAAGGCGGCAATGGGCGACGCGATCGGGCGACCTGATATTGGTGCCATATCATACGACAAGGGCTCGAAGATTCAGATACCATTCTATTCCAAGGACATGCAGAACTTTTATGATGCGGCCTATGCGAATTCGGTCGTTGCGACCTGTCACACGAATGTCAGAGGTGAAGTGTTACGGCGCGGCACCATATGGGAGCAGGCGTATGCCCTGAAATGTCAAGGCTGCGAGAAGGAATATGAGAGCATCCCTGAGGATGCAAAAGAGCATGATGATTATTTCGTTTGCCCCGAATGCGGCGGGATCATGCACGAACCTGATATGAAGGAGATCGAGTATGCGAAGAAGCTGCTTGAGAGATGCAATGAGAATGGGCAGAATATAGAGTCGGTTCTTGGCGAGATCATAGATGACTGGAACACCGTCGATGAGGGATACAATCTTAAGAGGCAGGAATACGCGATCGACGATGATGGAGTAATCGTTGAACGGCGACTCGTGGAAATAGTATCCGTCGATCCGAGGAATATTAGGATAATTGCAGATAATACGGGGCGTCTTGGCGGGAAGTTCTGGACATGCATCAGGCACAGGGAAGTGCTCATGACCGAGCCTGGCCGCTGCAAAGCTCAGGATTGCGATCTCATTCTGCACGATGTTCATTTCATCGCCCTCAGAGGGGGGAGCGAGCAAGACATAGACAAGGCGTTCATCAAGGGCGAGATATTCCATAGGAGCCTCTATTGGCCGTCCTTGCTCTACGGCAAGCCCCCACTGTTGACTTTGTGGTTTGAGGTCACGGCTCTGATCGCCATGAACAAGCTGATAAGAATGACATGGGAGAAGGCCCGTGTCGTCAAGGGAATCGTATCGATCACGACCATGAACATTACCAGCTTTCAGTCACAATGGGATGCTGAGATGGAGAAGATGGCGAATGATCCGATGCATATTCCCGCAATAGCATGCGAGCCCGCAGGCGAGAAGGGCGGGAAGGCAGGCATCGAATTCGTCCCATTCATGCCGTCGCTTCAGGAGATGGAGTTCACCGAGGTGCGGAACGAACTCAGGGAGCGCATCAGCTCATTCTATGGCGTGAGTAACATCTTCATGGGCGATACGAGCACGAGTGGCGGCCTGAACAATGAGGGCCTTCAGATACTCGTGACGAATCGAGCGGTCGAGCGCATTCAAAAGGTAATCAATGACGAGATTCTTCCGGACATACTCAAGACGCTTGGCATCAAAGGATGGAAGTTCGTGTTGCAGCCGTCTGAGGAAAAGGATGAGACGGCGGAGCTTGATCGCGAGTCGAAGCTCATTCAGAATGCTATGACCATGAGATCTCTCGGCTTCCCGGTTAAGCGCAATGCTGAAGGAGAATTCATATATGGCGATGAACCGACTGAGGACGTGTCGTTCAACATGCCCGTGGGGGGCTCACAGCAGCCTCAAGGAAATGCACAATCTGATAAGCCATTCAGCGGCGCGCCCTCTCCCCCGACTATGGGCAAGGCGTATACGGGAGAGCGAGAGCTCCGATCAGAAGAAATCGAAATGGACGAGCTGTTCGATAAGACATTTGAGGACGCACTATCATCAATGCTCGCAACTATGCCATCTATGAACGCCCCAAGAGAAACCGTCAAGAAATGGCTTGAGGAAGTGACCAAGAATCTGCAAAATGCAATGTCATCCATTGCATTGCCCAAATTCAAGGAGGCGATGCAACTCGGGATGTCACAGATCGAAGGGCGATTCACGAAGGCGGAGACGCCGGACACATTGTTCTTAGATGCAATTAGAGGCTCGCCCGTATGGGATTCGTTCAAGGATTTTGGTAAGGACGTATCTAACAAGTTCAATGAGATCATCAAGGAGAATGTGCGGGCCGAGACGCGATTAGGTCCGCAGCAATTGGCCGAGAAGATGCGCACGATCGCGGACGAGGCGCGTTATCGGCTTGAACGGATCGCGCGTACGGAGACTCATTATTTCACTATGCGGGGCCGTGAGATGGGGTTCAAGTTCGCTGATCCTGACAACAAATGGCTCTATTCTTGGATCGGTCCTAACGATCATCGAACATCGGATTTATGCAAATCCATCAAGCAAAGGGTGAGGCGAGAGGGCGGAGAAAAAGGCGTCCCAATGGAAATCTTGCGCAAGATCGTCAAGGATGAGGCACAGAGATTCATGGGGACGAATTGGATGGTCAGGGATTGGGCGCCTCACCCACTATGCAGGCACGGATTCATGCGGACGGGGAGCACATGATCGAGATCAAGACGACACTGAAGATGAACAAGAAAACGCAGAGCGTCGAGCTCAAGAAGATCATGCGCGAGGTTCTTGCCGAAGTCGCAGCGGATGCGGCGCTTTATGCTCAGCGTATCTTGCATGATCAGAAAATCTCCGATCAGGGCATACTCGCGGACAGCATTGAAGCAGACTTCTCGAAACTTGACGATCTCGAAGTGCGCGTCGTCGCGGCGGCCATTCATGCCCCATACATCGAATTCGGGACGGGGCCGGGCGCAGAGGAACCACACCCGAAATATATGCCTCCCTATCAGGTGATCGAAAGCTGGTGCAAGCGAAAGCTCGGAATAAGTGGCAAGGAATTGCCGAAGGTCGCGAAGGCGATCCAATGGTCGATCTACCATCATGGGACGCAGCCTAAGCCGTTCATGCGCCCTGCTCGCAATTGGGCGGAGCATGAACTGGAGACACGAATGAAGGGCGAGTTGGGCGAAGCATTCAAGAAAGTGGAAATGGAAGAGGTGAGCGTAAGATAATGCCACAAGATGAGCGGCCTCCGAAAGCATGGTGGGATAAATGCACCGATAAGGCTCGATCGTTCGCGGATGATGTGGACAAATATTGCGGATGGCTTTGGCATAATGGTCCGGCGGACACGAGGGAGTCAATAGGCAAAGCCGGATCCGATATGCGCGTATTTTGCGGATGGGGGACTCTCGGAACAATCGATCGCAGCAAGGAGCTGCTCCCGGTCGAGGAGACGATCAAACAGATGGAGACGTTTTTCAAGCGAGGCGCTCCCCTGGTCTATGGTCATACTAACCAGATCATCGGGAAGTTCACGAGCTGGAAGGTGGAGAAGAACAAGAAAGGCCATCAGGGGATATATCTCTGCGGCAAAGTCTTTGACGACTATATGATCGACGACAAGGTATGGAAGGCCATGAAAAGTGGCGAAATATCCATGCTCTCGATCGCATGAGATATCGGCA